GGGGTAGACACTGATCCAAGCGACTACCCCGGACTCACTCCAACCTACGCTGGGATCCCAAAACGACGGAAGTGTTTGTATATGGGACAACACATCGTCGATGACAACCTGAACACCCATAACAACTCTGTAGCCAACCTTCTACGTGGAGTTGGTGAAAGAGTCCTCTACACTGACCGCAAACTAACAACTTGTGCTCAACCATTAGGCGGAGTGTTTGAGGGGAGACTCGCATCGTATAAACGTAGAATAGTGCGTTCTGTGGGACGACAATCCCCTGTGACTCGCGACCAGTTCGTGGAGTTCTACAAGGGACCTCGGCGTGCCACTTATGAACGCGCTGTTGCCAGCTTGGTGTTAAAACCAATCTGCTCGCGCGATGCCCGTCTTAAAACGTTCGTGAAAGCTGAAAAGATTAATTTCACCTTGAAGGAGGACCCCGCACCCCGGGTAATACAACCCCGGGAGCCTAGGTTCAATGTCGAGGTTGGGAGATATTTACGGCCTATTGAGCACAAAGTCTATGACGCAATAGACGACTTATTTGGATCGCCCACCATTATGAGCAAATACAATTCGGTGCAGACAGCTAACATAATACATGATAAATTCAGCTCCATCTTCGGCTGTGCCGTCGTTGGACTTGATGCTAGTAGATTTGACCAACACGTATCCGAGCAGGCATTAAAATTTGAACATTCCGTATATGATGGTATATTTAATTCTGGTGAGCTACGTTGGTTACTTAAACATCAGTTACACAACTACGGGTTCGCCAAAGGAAATGACGGATGGTTTAAATACCAGAAGAAAGGTTCTCGTATGTCTGGGGATATGAACACGTCCTTAGGCAACAAACTGCTCATGTGCATGATGTGCAAATCTTATCTAGATGGTCTGAATGTACCTTACGAATTTGTCAATAATGGTGATGATTGCCTCGTGTTCTTGGCAAGGAAACACCTACCTAAATTAAACACACTTGATCAATATTTCAAAGACTTCGGGTTTAAAATGAAATGTGAATTACCAGTCTTTGAAGTGGAGCAAATTGAATTCTGTCAATGCAAACCTGTTTTGTGCAACGGCATATGGCGAATGACTCGTAACGTTCGCACTGCATTAGCAAAAGACTGCACATCAGTCAACCTCGGACATGATATAGAGTTATTCAGAAGATGGTTGCATGATGTTTCAGCCTGTGGGGCAGCGTTTAGTTCTGACCTCCCAGTCTTAGGATCCTTTTACCGCATGCTGGGCCGATTTGGTGTAGCAGGTGAATATGAGGGTCATAAGAGTGAGTTTGCGGCGTACAGATCAATGAGCAAAGGGGTGCACATACCTTATACCACACCCGATGCTCAAGGTAGGTATAGTTTCTGGCTGAGCACTGGCATAAATCCAGAACAGCAGGAGATAATTGAACAATACTTCGACACAGCTGTCTGGGGCGGCGATAAGCGCCAAATTATCACAAACATAGACTATATTATCACACATGGCCGGAACTAAACGAACGCAGCGCACTG